CTGAAGAAATCTCTTCGGGAGTCATATCTTGGGCCAAAAGAGGATACTCACTAGCAGCCGCAGTACCTGAAGGTCCAGCCTTACCTATACCGGAAGCTTCTCGTTGTCCTTGGCGCTTTTCAATACTAGCCGCCCTCTTTTGCTCAGCAGTAAGCTTAGGCGCAGCAGGTTCATTATCCTTCTTAGCCATCTTACTTACCCTTAGTCATTCCCTTAGAGATGTTGACGTTGATCTTGTTACGCATGCTACGGGGCTGAAGTCGATTGGGAAGACTGCTAGTTCCGTGGGTTTTCATCAAATCTTTCGCCGTCTTGAGATACTCAGGCATCATGTCAGCGTTGCTCATAGGAGCGATAGTCGGTTTTGGACGCGTCGTTTTACCGGCAGGACGACCTGTAGCGCCGGGACCATAGGCGTTCTTCTGAACAGTCCCAGATCCCGGCGCAAAGCGACCGACGCCCATTTGTTATCAGTCGTTGACGACAGTGGCGTTGAAACGCAGGATGCGAGTCTCGCTACCAGCAACACGCTCAAACGACGGATGATCCGACATGGCACCTTGGACGAACTCTGAAAGCTCCATCGGAGCCTCAATCCAAGTAGCCGAACCGACGTGGGCCTTCTCACGAAGGGTCTCCATCGGGGTCTTGATCATGCCAGCCATGGTCTGACGACCACGACCGTCGCCAGCGGTATCGCCATAGGCACCACGACCGAACTCAAAGGGGATATCGGTATCGGTAGCGACACCCTCCTCAAAGCGGAGCGGGCCACGACGGTTCATATTCATGGCGTAAGCGACTTCATAGCCGGTTTCAGGGGCGTAAGACATAGTGTCTCCTATAAAGAGTGGACATCATAAGTATGCCACAAGTATGGATATTCACGAAACAAGGTCAGAGGTCTAGTGTCAACTGGTTTTTTTGCTTCTTTTTATCTTCTTTTGCTATCCGGCGGTCTAGCCTGTTCGGATTTATGAACTTAGGTTCTAGCCCTATTGTAGGAAGATATTCTTCGTCAGTATTAATGTCATATTGTAAATGCTGCTCTTGAGCAATCTGTCCTTCTGGACTGGCAATAACTGGAGAGCCTTTAAGACCTCTAGGAGGTTTAACCGTTAAACCTCGTTGTTCTTGTAAATAATTACTTCTACCGTTGCTTGGTACATAAACTAACTCTGTGCCTCTACGGACGGCTGCTCTTTCTGCAAAGGTGGAATCCGGGTTATGTACAACATCCTGACTCCATGTCCTTATGTTCTGACGAGGAGCACGCACCGAATGAGCGCCTTGGTCTTCCCCTTCATTCATATACAGAATGTTTTTTCCTTGACGTATGGCTTTTGTAGTTTCTACAGCCATACCATTAGCTGCATCATCGGTCCATGTTCCCTCATGGGGATACCCTATATAAGGATCTTGGGCTTGGTGGAGATCTCCAGTAGGAGAATCTTCAGGAGAAAAAAACTCTCCATGAACAGCTAGTGGATGATAGACCTTTGAAATGTGACCATAGTCTCTTTCTGAAGCCGCCCAAGGAGTACCTACATGAACTCCTAGAAGATGACCAGCATCTCCCCTATATTCGTCCCCATGCTCATCCCGCTCATCTAAACTTTCAGGGATATCCCGGTCTTTTGCAGGAAACACGGCTTCTTTAGAAGAATGCCATTGCTGCTGCCTAGCCCAATCCGACACATCCACAACGGGGTCAGGATCAGGCGGCGTGAAAAGATGAAGTTGCTCGCTAAGATTATCTTTCGCAGCCATACAACTATTCTAGCATTACCTGAACCAAGGCGCTTCGAAGGTCTCCACATAAGGAGTCGTATCGTTGATACTCATAGCGCAGGCGATGGCGAGCGAGTCCACATAGTCGTCATGGGAGTCACGCTCATCCGGTGGGGCCTGAATCATCATGTAATTGCCCTTGATGACCTTCTCGGCGTCCTCCATCTGCTGCCGGAATCGACGCCAAACTCTTGTTCGCTTTGCCTTGGAGTGACCGGGATACACGATCATGCGGCGTTGAAGGAGAGAAATCAGGTGCTTCCAACGCTCACTCTGAGTCTTGATATCGGATGATACTGGTATGACCTCGCACTTATGCTCTAAAAGCCGCTTGAGGCGCTCTGCCACAGCAGAACCCATGCCCTGAGCGTCCACACCCACATAGGCAATATTGTAGTTATCAAGGAAGTCCAGAATCTGGAAGTACTGGTCCTCCCATTCCGTGTTCTGGATCTCCAGCCAATTCAGGATTCGATGCTCACGGAAGCCCGCAGCGTCAGGGAAGTCCCAGTCCACCCAGCAGACCGTCACTACGGTGGAATCCTTCACACGGGCGGGATCGATTCCCACTACGCAGGGGGTCCGGTGCCATGACTTCACCAGCGGCATTGAGGGATCTGCGAGGAAGTCCAGATCATCCTCAGCCACAAGCATTCCTCGGTCAAGCATCCACTTGAGGTTGTAGGACATCTGGAACTCATCAGAATCCTCTCCAAGCCGCACTTTCTCCTGAGTGATGAACTTGGCGTAGTAAGGGTTGTACTTACCAACAGTCCGATAGTCATATTCAAAGTGATTCATACGACTACGGCGCTGTGTTCCACGACGCTTGTTCAACTGGATGGCTTTGTAGAAATCACCCTTGTGGAACGAGGGAGTACCGATCTTGACCATGGTGCCTGCATAGGCCGCAAGCATGGGGTGGATCGATTTCCTGACCATCGTGTCGTCGGCCTCTTGGGCCTCATCGATAACCACGAGATGGTAGGACGCACCTTCGATCTTGGCTCGGGGGTTAGCAGTCGAACGGCGGCAGAGGGAGCCTGAACGGAGCTTGATTACCTTGGACTTACCATCCACCCGTTCATCAAGCTCAGGATCGGACAGGAAATCCATAGCGTGTTCAGAGGTCAGCTTGTCCACAATGCGGCCATGGAGGAAGTCTGACTGGCTATCGACAGGAGCGAAGATACCTACCCAAACGCCCCTCTTGAAGCGATCTAGCATTTCGTAGGACATGGCGAGCTTGGGAAGGATGACCATGCATCCTGCCACGATCACTGACAAGGTCTCGCTCTTGCCGCTCTGGCGAGACCACAAGGCTGTGATCTCCTCACCGTCCACCATGATCAGTGACTCCACGATCCGGTAGGCAAGGCTGCGTTGATAGGGACGAAGTTCTAGGCCAGCAAACTCTTCACAGAAAATGATGATCCTCTTGATCAGTTCATCTACGAAAGCCTGAGATTCGTCGTCAAGACCGTAATCATCGATTTCTTCTACTACTTCTTGGTCCTCGTCCTCAATGTAGTGTCCTTCTTCGATGTCGTCTGGATTGCCTAGATCTTCGTAAGTAGCCACAACGACACTATAAAGCATTTATTCCATATTAGAAACAAAGTAGCCCCTCGCCTTAACGAGGGGCTACTTTCACCAACCTGACCAACCCAAGGAAAGGGGACCAATCCAAGCACCCTGAGTTGTCCTGAGTATAGCGGTGCTTTCTGAAGAAAGCAACTACTTCGGGTCTGGGAGTACGATTATCTTATCCTTGGGATAAGTCCTCATAGCTATGTACCCAGTGGGGTCCTTATCTCCACCCCATACCGTGACAGAGTCGTCCTTCTCGTTGATCTTCATAAACTTGAAGGTAATCGTCTGTCGCTCTCCCTTCACTTTGACGGGATGACCTTTCCCGATCTCAGTGATATCAGGAGGGGGTTCAGTATTCTGCTGTGGCTTCCGCCGCACCATTCTTTTCTCGCTTCTTTTTGGCTCGGTAGTCCGCATAATACTCACGGTTGATCTGAGTACATTTATCTCCCTGACATCCCTGCTGATAGCGATAGATGCTGGCATCCTCACAGGTCTTGGAGTCACAGTCAGGATTGATACCACACACGCCGCCTTGTGAAGTCACATTAGGACGCATCCGCCTACCGGGTCGTTCCTTTTCAAGGAAGGCAACTCGCTGCTCAAGTGCGTCGATTCTTTCTTCAATTGTGACGTTTTGGTCACTCATCTCAGACTCCTAAGTCTTTTTCTATGGTTAGATGGTAAATGGTAGCGGGATTGGCGGGGCCATTGTGAAGGCTTAGTCCATACCAGCCGGTAGCCCTCGGATCTTCTTCCCAACCCACTTTTCGGTAGGGAGAGCGATCCAAGAGATTTATCAATGTTCTCCGCTTATGAGAGGCATCGACCTGTGAGTCTGCTCTTAGAGAGGCAAACGCAACATTGTTTTTGTAAAGATGTATTTTATAGCTTGATGGTGCTTCTTTCGGAAATGGTAGCTGTAGTTGGTCCATGCCTGAATAGTATACGGGCTACTTAATCGGAGTCAAGTCTTTCGTAGACTAAATTCTGCTGGACATTTCCTGACAGCCGAGAGAAGCCGTTTCAAGGTTTGATGATATCCAGTTCAGCAGAGCGGCTTTATCAGAGGCAGGACTACTCCTGTACACCGTAAGCTGCTGCTGAGCAGACATAAGACTGGTCTCCAGTATCAGATAG